ACCGAGTTAGGCCCTTCATGCTGTATCAACATGTTGCGTTCGTATGTCCATTTCGCTGTCAGGCGTTTAATCTTGGCATCGGATAGCTCGAATTCTTCTCCTACCTCTGCTGCGATACCGTAAGGCAGGGCAAGCATCCATGGAGCATCTAAGTCCACTTGGGAATTAGGTTGTGAATCTAAGATGACTTGCTGGTAATAGACATTAATCGTGACAGGCGTGTCTGTAGGTTCAGGCCAGATATGCAAGACGTTGAAATTGTCTATATAGGCTCTGAACGGATCGCCGCCATTACTGCCTTTGTTCGTTGTGTCGTTCCATTCCCTAGTTGTTGCGGGGAAGATAAACCGTTCATTGCCTGATGCATCCACATAATTCATGGATATCAGGTTGTAGAAGTCTTGCGGGAGAGTCGCAGAATTGGTATTTATTGGAAACACCGCTGCATAACTTCCTGATATCGTCTTGGGCCATTTGTAACCATGCACCGGGAGATTCTTGAGGATTGAATCAAGCGCCTCCAGGCACAGGTTGCGGTCTTCTGCTGCTACTGGCTGGCCTACCCCTAACCTTCCTGCTTTCTCCAGACCTTTGTCCGCAATACGCTCACGGAGTAATGTCCAGTTGCAGGTCGGGGAGGGATTGACTATCAGGCTCATACAGGGCTAGCTTGGTGTGGGTAAGTCTGGATTTGACGTGGCACCATTACGCCGTTGTCATCTTCCATATTGGTATCAATGACCGAGTTACGCAGTGCGTCGATATAAGGCTTCATGACCTGCACCTCTACATTGCGTTGTACTGTAATGCGATGACAATTCACAATGATGTCTACAGGCGAGTCGTCACCTTGCGTAGAGAATATCTTGAGGTTCCACATAGGCGCGTCGATCTTGTTGCCTTGCAGGTCGTAGAAACCACGCTCTGGAGGCAATTGGCCTTTGTCTTCACCCTTAGATACTTTAGCAGCACCTTGAGGCTCAGTGTATTCGCCTAGAATCTTCTCAACCATCGTGCCTTTGGTATCTAGAGCTAAAACCTTAACGCCTTGCGCATCGGCATATTCCCGAATGTCAGCGTTGGTCATGTCCATCAAATCGTCACGGGTCTTCATACTGTGAACCACACTGCTTTCTTGTCAGCGGCAGATGGTTTGAATGTTTCGTACTCACCATCCTCTACGGACTTGGTGACGTATTCATCCTTGCCACCGTTAAGGCCTGTTCCTGTAACGTGGCCTTCAAATCCTTCGTGAGATACCTTGTAGCCTAAGTCGGCATATTTTAACGCTTCTTCATAGTTCATTTTTCAGTCCTTTATGGATAGTTGAAAGATGGGAGCCGAAGCCCCCATTTGTTACGGTGTTACTACGATACGACTGTGCAGAACCATATACGATTCAGTTGTCGGCGTGATGCCGCCAGCAGTCGGATTAACAAACGTGATAGCCACTGTGTTCTTCGCTGTTACGCGAGCTTGAACAGCAGCTAGTCCTGCTTGAAACGTTGGTTTAGTTACGGTTACGAAATCACCTACCTCTACACCGGGAACCACTACAGATTGCTCTGCGGTAGTAATCGTTGCAACTGAAGTAAATGACTGCGAGATGGACTGACGGATAACTGGCATACCGTACTGTAAAGCACGATAAATATCCGGTTTACCTGCAATGAGGTTTAGAACCTCGCCTTGTGCTTGTGGCATGTTAATCTCCTAAAGTGTTAAGAACCCGCCGAAGCGGGATTCAGTTGATTAGCCCCAAGCCGTCCAGCGGATGACCTTAGATGCAAGGATAGCGCCGAGAGTAGCATTCTGAGAGACGGCGAATTGTCCCTCTTGTGGCACCACTACGGAGTTAGCAGAAGTCAGGGTGTCATTCCCTACAATGATGCCACGATTGCCGCCTGTGACTTCAAGAGTACGTGTGCCTGCTGCTGCTGTCTTGATGGCCGAGTCCTGCGCCATCCCTTGACGCCATTCTACCAGAATGCGGTCAGTATCGTTAGACCACTGGATATACAGCGGAGTAAAGCCCACTGTGATCAGTACGTAGTCTGTAGCAACGATAGCTGTCGCATCAAAGGTAATCGAGCCAGTGCCGAATTTAACGACACCATCGGGGAATGGCTGGGCGATTGTTTGTCCTGCGGTATTAATAGCCATGATTCAGCCCCTTATGCTAGAGAGATCAAATTGGTGTGTTCGATACGAATCAGCCAATTTTGGTTAAGGATTTGCGTAGTAGTGATTGCTTTCCAGCCACTAGTAGCACGTTGGTTCAACGGGTCAGCAGAGCCAGCAGAGCCGATTGGCTTGATGATGTTCTGCAAAGCCTGACCAGCTAGAGGAACTACACCGTATGCATTCGCAGCAAGAATCACAGTTGCGTATACATCGTTGTTTGTACCACCAGTTGTGATCATGCCGTCAGTACCGATAGCAGCGCCTGCGTTAGCGAATACCTTTGCATTTGTCGAACGGAAGAAACGGATGTTACGGTATGAACCGCATTCGTCATCTTCTGCCTTCATTGCGTCAGAGTATTCAGTTACAGGCAAGTAGCCTGGGATGGATTCCAGTTGTGCTTCTGTATCAGGATGGATCAGACCGATGTACGCAGAGCGAATACCTTGTGTACCGATAGAGCCGTCAGCCTTGATCATGTCACGCAAGTATTTACCGTTCTGACGACCTAGGAAGCGGATTGCAGTACGCAGAGCGACACTTGATATAGTCGTATTCAACGTGTTACGAGCTACACCGTTTGTGTACAGTACATTAGTACCAGCCACCATGACATCACGACGACCGATGTCGATAGTAGTACCGGCTTGCTCACCCAACACCATGCCAGCTTCAGTCAATACTGCATCTTGATTAGTCAGGTCTACCATATCCGAGATAGAGATATAGTCACCGTACTGTGCAAGGGTTGCTGTGATGTCTGTAGTGGTGATAGAAGAGCCGGAAGGTGTTACGCCTTCGACCAGTGGTTGTGTTGCTGGATTCAGTGCTTCGTAACGACGAAACTTGATCTGATTACCAGAACGGGTTGCGATAGGACGAACCTGACCGAAACGACCATGGATGTCGGCAGGAATTGCACGATCCAGTAGGTTGCGGTCATAGTACGCTTGCAGGCCGGGTTGAATCACCCCTGGGGTGCCGGGGGTACCGACGGTTACGTTAATAGCCATTTTGTAATACTCCTAATTAATTAAAGTTAATAACCCAATGTTTTTGCACGCATTTTGTTGAAGTCCTGTGTGGACATCTCACGAATTGCCTGCGCCTCATCAACCTCTTTACTTATTCCTTTGCCGCCGGAGCCGCCAGGTACAGACATAGAACTCAGCTTTCTCTGCTTCGTCTGATAGTCTTTCTGTGCATTGGCTACGGCTTTTTCGCTCTGGTAATTCGTTATCTGAGAGCTGATGTCGCGGATTGCCGATAGCGGGTCATCCAGCCATGTATCAATGGAGTCTTTGCGCAATTCCATGAACCGTTCTTTAAAGTCTGGTTCGTTAAGCAATCCATCCAGCTCCGGCAATGCCTGTTCTAATACTTGAACAAGCGGTGCGTTAGGGGATTGCTCTTTAGGTGCTGCAACGTGCTTAATGGCTTCTTCAAGGCCTGGATTGTCATCGAGAATACTAGGGCGGCTGGCTGCGTAATCTTGTTGCTCACGCTCACGCTTTAATGCGGCTAACTCGGCTGAGTTTTTATGCGCCCATCGCTGCGTGTCCTTTAACGCCTTTTCTTGCTTCTCTAACTTTTCCTTTAATGCCTGAAGTTCATCTGGTTCCTGCTGCTCTAAGCCTTCTGGCTCAATAACAACTTCTTCCTGCGAGGTAATCGGTTCACCGGCCTCAAGTTTTGCCATTGCTGCGTCATACTCAATATCATACTGTGACTTTTCTACTACACTCATCGTCTTCTCCTATGGGCCGATTTAACTCGGTAATCCTTACTGCTTAAAAATTACTGCTCGTCTATTGCTTTCTTTAAATCTATTGCTTCGTTCTGTAAGTCTTCAGGTAGCCTTAGCATTTCATCAATAAACTTTATCTTGCCTCGCGTCTCTTCATTGTTCGAGGCCAGTAATGCTTCCATCAATGACTGGCGCTTCCTCAATAACTCCTGCGTTATCACTGGCCAGTTGGTCATCACTGACTGCAGGGCTGCTACTTCCGTTAATCTCTTCTGCGTTTCCATCGTCTACCTTTTCAGTCTCGGCTGCTTGCTCGACCATTTCAGGCGTTGGCACAATGGCAGCCTCGTTAAGTATCTTCACCGTCTCGGCTTGTGTCTTGTCAGCTTGGGCTAGTGTTGCCTCAGTCTGTGCCGCAATCAGGCTGACTTTGCTTAGTGTCTCTACAGCAACCTTGTGCATATTGTCATCATCAGCCTTGGCTTTAAGAGCTAACTCAGCTTGACGATCTTTAGACTTCTGCAAGGCTTCATCCAGCTTCTTCTGTAGATCGCCTATCTTCTGCTGTGCCTCAGACTGAACTTGTTGAATCATCTGCTCGGCTTGCTGTGCGATAGGGTTGTTCTGTTTGGTCTGCAAGTCTTCCTCGGAATAGATAGGGGATTCTTTACCTACCTGCATCACATCCCATACCTGCTCTAACAATTCCCTAGTATCCGTCATCTGCATGAACTGTTCGTTACCCTGAACCAATTGCAGGAATCCATTGAGCTTATTAGCTAATACTTCTTTCGCCATGAAGGTCTGTGAGCCAGTAGCAAACCATTCCATGAAGTTGGCTTTACCGTAAGCTTTGATCTTGGCCCATATAGCTCCTTTCTCTTCGCCGAGTACCATTGAAACAGTCTCAGGCTCAAGGAAGTCCATATCCCAATCTATCAGGGCTTCTATCTCTTCTTCTGTGGTCTGGTCTAAATGCCCGATAACCTCTTTCAATGGAAGGCTGGAAGCATTCATGATCATACTGATGCCAGTAGCAGTCTTATTCAGATTACTAGAATCGTTGCCCTGCGTGTATTTAGTAATCCCGGTGTCGTCATCAGAGAAACCCTCTGACATCTCGATGACCTTTTCCCATCCGTTAGTCACATCGGGAACAATGTGCCATGTCATTGCGTCTTTGCGTTCATCCGCTGTCAGGCCTGAACGGAACTGGAAACGTTTACCAGGGAATAGCTTGAAGTCTTCACTAACCTCGAACTTACTACGGTCAGCAGAGAACATATTCAATTGAGAGAATGCTTTACCCTCTACGAATAGCCTGAACGCTGCATTAGTTACTCTCTGGTGCGGTTCGTTGTTCTCAGCAATACCTACACCCCACATCTCATGCTCTACCTTCTCATAGAGCGTTCTATAGGATGGACGGCGCATATCCCGGTATTCGTTCTTCTCGGCTTTAATGACCTGGCCGCCAGCCATGATGATGATGGCCTCGATCATATCCTCTTCGTCTTCAATGGTTGAACTGCCCCCATCGGTACGCCATTGGTTAAACTGTTTCTTAGGCACTAATCCGAAGTAACGAACAAACCAGATGCGGCCTTCCTTCGTGTATCTATACAGATTATGGCGAGCTTCCTGCTGGCGGTCTGAGCCTTCACTGGTGTTGTTTGTAACCTCATGCATCAAGGCGGCGTCGATGTTCTTATCGCTATAACCTTCCTGGTCTTTCAAAGCACGAATAAAGTACGGGTCTTTGCGTGATGCCCAGAATATTCCTCTACCTTCCTTGATATCTTCAGCTTCAGGGTCTGGATAGCAATCCATCGTCTGTGCGTTCTCGAAGTAAGGACAATCGTACTCGAAGGTGATTTGTTCTATTCCACCTGCATCACTAGGCCGGACAGCGGTGTATGTCTTCTTCTTGGCGAAGGGGCCGAAGTTGAACCCTGTGCCGTAGACGCAGATGGAATCAGTAAGTGACTCGGTAGCCTCCTTGAACTTACCTTCTTCCAGTTGCCACTTCAGGATGTCTTCCATGGTATCGGCGAACTCTTTAAGGTCTTCCGATGTTGGATTGGTATCGAATGGCATCTGACCTGTGCCGAACATCACATCTTTTATCTTGGCACGGGCTGAACGTATCTTAGACCTTGAGGAGCCGATGAATACACGAGACTTCTGAGCTTTGCTTATTCCAGAGCCACGAGTGTCATCTTCACGGCTAATGCGCATGTTGTCTTCATAACAACGTAATAAGACCTCTTCTTGAGGCTTACGGCGATCTACCCAATCCTCGAACTGTTCTTGCAGGGTATGCGATAGCCCTGTTAATCCGCTGTGGCTATCCATTACAGTCCGAAATAGTCAGGTTCATACTGAGGAACAGGCTTCATCGCATCCGAGACCGGAGCAGCGAAAGTAAGAGCTAGTGCGTCTCCCATGTCAGGTGAACGGATGCCACGTTTTTTCATATCTTCCTTCTTCTCAAGTATTGTTCTATTGTTACTGTCTGTTTTATAGGATGGGCCGGATAAGTCGGCATGCAGTGAATCTAAATCAGGTATCTGTACTCTTCCCTCTTCCAGCCAGTCCCGCATCAGGCACCACATCTCAATACGTCTATTGTTATAAATGTCAGGGTTGTTAGCCCTAGAGCCGAAGTTGACTCCGATAACGTTCTGCCATCCTAACTCTCTCAACCTGTCTACTATCCCAACACCACGCTCACCTACATCAATGAACATGGCCGCTGGTGAACTGAGTTTAAGTATCTTCGAGCATATGGCTACTACTTCCATCGGGCTTTTACCTTGGAATGTGTCTATCTTGGTGCATTTGCGGTTACGTCTATACGCAATGGCTGTTCTATCTTTACCTTCGCCAGCAGGGTCTACACCTATCACCAGTGGGCCGCTAGGGTCTTCCATCGTCTTGCGAGCCTGAAGGATAAACTCCGACTTGATCAGTGATTCAATGCCCGTTACCTGGAATGCTTCAGCAGCCGTAGCAGGGTATTCCTGCTTGAATAGTGTTTCAGACTTAAGCTCGACTATCTTGGCACGTCTCCATGCCATCTGTTCGTTAGTGAGTTGGTAGAAGTCCCTGTATGCAGCCTCTTCAGCCGTACACTGAAACCCTACAGCCTCACGCTTATATTCATCCTGCCAATACCAGGGTACGAATACAGGCAAGTAATCACTTATGCCTGCTTCTGCATCCTGCCACATGGAATGAAAGTAATTGCCGATCCCGTTAGCAGTAGACTCTAAGAAGACCTCAGTACCTGGCATATCAGGGATAGATTGCATAACACCAGCAGCATGTTCTTCAGCATTAGGCCAAAAGGCCACCTCAGAGCCGTGGAAGAACTGAATCGTTCCGCCTCGGCCTGTACCCTTGGTTCGTGCTGTTCCTACCTTGTAATCGCTCTCCAGCAAGTCGAATTTCAACTCATTGGCGTTTGCTGCACCTGTATGGGGCTTTACTAAAGGATTATTATTCTCGTGGTAACGCTTAGCCATTTCAAAGAGGTTCTTTGTGGCCTCTTCCTCATGGGTCAATATGAAAGCTCGAATGCCTTTGTTCCATGAACACTTCCAATACGCTCTAGCCTCTGCATAAGTACTGAATCCTTGCTGACGACCTTTAAGGCCTATTATTCTTACCTTACCTGTCTTAGCCCTTTGCTCTTCTGCTTTACTATGTAAGAACAGTTGAGCCTTGTTTAACAGCAGCGGTGACATTGCACCAGCTTTGGTTCTAATCTTTAGGCAACGTGAAGCAAAGTGTGGGAAGTCGTCTTTAAGCCTCTGTCGTATTGCTAACTCTTCTTCGTGTGAAGTCATTTAAGCTCATTGAGATGCAACTCATGATTCACTGTCCCTGTGATATCCATTTCGACCGAAGATAAATCAGGTAAGGTTTTCTTTAATAAGCCTAAAGCGGCAGTAACCTGTACGGATGAAAGCTCTATCTTTCCGTCCACACAATCAGTTAAACGATTAACTATTAATGCAGCTTGAATCTTCTTTCTCACATCGTCTTGATGTGGCTTTCTCATAGCTAATGACTTCATACAGTGAAGCTCATAATTGGCACTCGGAATACTTTAGGCACCGCTTCAAACAGAAGCTCAATCTTGCCTTTGCGTAAATCTTTATATTGCTTTTGGCTTAATTGAATAATTCCTGCTGGCCTTACGTAAGGTTTCATCATGTAAGCAATGCCGGAATGTGTATCTCGTATAATTACCATGTTGTCAGTCCTTTCGGGTAGTTGACGGTTAATTAGGTTTAGTGCTGAATACTGCCTGGTTATCTACATAGCCTTTGAAATAGTAACCGTTGTCTTTAGCTAGCTTGTCTATATTATCCTTGTCTGCGTTGTACTCAGATTTGAGCATGTCTACAGGTTGAGGATGGTAGAGTTTGAATATGTCCATAATTTTATAATATTGAATCACGTATGCAGTAACTAATGGTTCAGACCCATACATGACACCTAGTTACCTTTGCCGCGACTATAGTAAAGCACTGCTGTCCCTGTAGCAGGACAGATAGCGTTGATAGTATCACATGTCTTGGTGCTGAATACCTCAGTAGCACCTACAGCGATGACAGAGCCTACACCGTTGACAGGAGAAGGGCTGGCACCAGCTACTGGAAAGACAGGAATTGATGTGCCTGTACCTACACCTGTGCTTGTAGTGACTGCAACAAGGTTAGGGCCTGCATTGTATATCCTTAGCTGCTCACCTTCACCGCCTGGGATTACACCACTTGACGCAGCAGCAGTAACGCCCATT